ACCTTATGGAGGGTAAGAGTAGAGAATTTGTTAATGACTTTTGGAATGCTCGTATCTTTACTCCAGAAGGAATTGTCTGTGGTCCTGAACTAAGAGAGAAACTTCTTTCAGAAGAAACAATTCAAAGTCTTCCCTATCCTTGGGATGGATTAAACGCTATCACCTATGGCATGAGAAAGAATGAACTTGTTCTTGTTACTGCTGGATCAGGTATAGGTAAGTCTAGTGTAATGAGAGAACTGATTCATTATATTATCTCTAGCACAGAAGAGAAGGTGGGTTGCTTATTTCTTGAAGAAAGCGTTAAGCAGTCAGGACTTGGATTGTTATCGGTTCAAGCTTCTAAAAGATTTCATATTACTTCTGAAGCTGACAGAGATTGGACGATAGACGATAAGATAAAAGCTCTAGATGAACTACGTAATCTAGAACAGATTGTCTTTTGGAATCACTTCGGTAGCTCTACCTTGGACAATCTCTTAACCCGTGTACGTTATATGGTTAAGGGATTGGATTGCCAGTATATAATCCTTGACCATATATCGATGGTGATATATGAAACAACCAATGAACGTAAAGCCATCGATGATATCATGGTTAAGCTACGTACCTTGGTACAGGAGTTAGGAATTCATTTGATTGTAGTCTCCCATCTTAGCCGACCTCAAGGTACAGGCCATGAAGAAGGAGCTAACATTTCTTTGAACCAGCTTAGAGGTAGTCATAGCCTAGCACAGCTTCCTGATATGATCCTTGCTCTTGAAAGAAATACTCAAGCTGTTAATGAAGAGGAGAGAAATAGAACTTGCGTTAGAGTTTTAAAGAATAGATTCTCTGGTGAGAGTGGTCCTGCTGCTCTTCTTCAATGGACAAAACAAACCGGACGACTTACTGAAATTCCTTTTAATCTTAACGATGACGATACTAATGAGGATGAAGAGGATGAGTTTACTGATGACAGAGACTTCAGCTAAACAAGTTATCATCGATATAGAAACAGATGGATTACTTGATAAAGTTACAAAGATACATTGTATAGTTTGTAAAGAAGTTCTTAGTGGTGTCGTTACTAAGTATACATCTACTGATGACTTTTTAAACGGACCTTACACAGGCGATACAATATTAATAGGTCATAACATATTAAGTTTTGATCTGCCTGTATTAGCTAAACTTTTAGGATACAGACATTCAGTATCTAAATGTATTGATACTCTTATCTTATCTCAATTGTTTAATCCAATAAGAGAGGACGGTCATAGTTTATCTGCTTGGGGAGAACGTCTTGAGTTTCCTAAGAAAGAATCTCCCACCTTTGAAAAGTATACACCAAAGCTTTTAGAGTATTGTGTCAATGATGTAGAGTTAACTTATAGACTTTTTAAATATCTAACAGATGAAGACGATGGTTTTAAATTTTCAAAAGGAAGTATAAAGAGAGAACATTACTTTAGATATATTATAAACCAACAAGAGTATTATGGATTTTACTTAGATCTTCCTTATGCTACTACATTCTTAGCAGAACTAACTGATAAATGTATTACTATAGAACATGAACTACAAAAGATATTTCCTCCTACGGTTTTAGAGTTAAAAACAAAAACAAAATACATTCCCTTTAACCCCGCTTCTCGTAAGCAAATAGCTGAACGTCTTATGTTAAAGGGATGGAAGCCAGAGCTTCTAACAGAAAAGGGAAATATAATAGTTAACGAAGATGTATTAGCAGAGATAAAAAATATACCTGAATCAGAATCTATTCTTGAATATCTTTTGCTACAGAAACGTGCTTCACAGGTTAGGTCATGGATTAAATTTTGTGATCCTAATACATCCAGAGTATATGGAAGGGTAAAAACTCTTGGTACAGTATCTACTAGATGCAGTCACCTTGATCCTAATGTAGCTCAAACACCGGCAGTTCATTCTCCTTATGGTAGTGAATGTAGAACCTGTTGGACTGTATCAGATGTAGATAAATATAGATTGCTTGGTTGTGATGCATCTCAATTAGAACTAAGAGTTCTAGCACATTATATGAAGGATAAGAATTACATAGAAGAAATATTACACGGTGATATCCATAGTGCTAACCAAAGAATGGCTGGATTAAAAACTAGAGATCAAGCAAAGGTATTTATCTATGCTCTTATATATGGAGCCGGTGCTAGAAAGATTGGGAAGATTATGAATAAGTCTCCAAGAGAGGGACAGCATATTAAAAATAAATTTCTTGAGAACGTACCTGCTCTTGACACTCTCTTACAAAAGGTTCATAATGCAGCAGATCATTCCGGTACTATCAGAGGATTAGATGGTCGATACTTTCAAGTCAGAAGTTTACATAGCTCTCTCAATGTTTTAATCCAAGGAGGAGGAGCTATCATTTGTAAAGAATGGTTAATCCAGATAATGAAGGAGATACAACAACAGAATATTAAAGCAAAACCAGTAGCAAATATACACGATGAGATTCAATTTGAAGTCAACAAGGAGGAAGCGGAAACGCTTGGACAGATTACGAAACAGGCTATGAAAAGGGTCGAGAAAATTTTAAAGCTTGACTGCCCTCTCGACTCAGAGTATAAGATCGGAAGAACGTGGGCGTTGACCCACTAACAGAACTTACTTAAACTTGAAAAAAAGGAACTACTAACAATGCCTGTAATTTCTGGTAAATCTTTTTGGGCTAAACTTAATCAAGCCCAAAATCCTTTTGATCCTGATAAGCCACGTTGGTCTATCGATGTGGCTTTGGATAAGAAGGGTGTTAAGCAGATGGAAGGTGAAGGCTGTACCATCAAGAATAAGGATGATGATCGTGGTGACTTTGTAACCATATATAAAGATCAATTCCTTACTGATGGAACAGAGCTTCCTAAACCTCGCGTAATGGATTCTCAAAAGAATCTTATCAATGGTACTTTGATTGGTAATGGTTCTCTTGTGAATGTCTCTTACAAGCCACGCAGTTGGACAGTTGGTAATCGTAAGGGAGTACGTCCTGTTCTTAGGGATGTACAGGTTATACAGCTTGTCGAGTATACTCCACCCGATGAGTTCGATGTCGAGAATACAGGGTATGTCTATACTGCATCAGATGACATTCCCTTTGAGGCATCGGTTAAAAAGAATGATGACCTTGAACTATCTACTGATTTTGAATAGATAGTTCGATTGATAGATCAGAGATATCCTACTCATGAGTAAACTTCATAATTTAGTTTCCGATATCTCTAACCTTTTCCTTGATTGTCAACCTCCCAAGGAAGCTGATATGCAAAAGTTTCTAAAGGATATCTCTGATTCTATCTATCAATCTTTTGAATCCAGAAAGTCTTCTAAAAATTCTATTAGATTTTCCAACGTAGGTAGACCTGCCAGACAGTTATGGTATGCAAGTAAGATGCCGGAAATGGCAGAGGAACTACACCTTCCTACCAGAATTAAATTCCTTTATGGTCATCTTATTGAGCATCTACTTTTACTGTTAATTAAATCAGCAGGGTATAAGGTAACTAACGAACAATCAAAGAAAGAAGTAGATGGTATAGTTGGGCATATGGATGCTAAAATTAATGGAGTAGTAGTTGATATAAAGACAGCTTCACAACATGGCTATGATAAGTTTGTCAAAGGAACAATCTTTGAAGACGATCCCTTTGGATATATAGCACAGATATCAGGTTATGCTGATGAAGATGAGGAAGCTGCCTTTATTGTTTTAAATAAAGTAACAGGTCAAGTTCATGTTGCTGACATTCATTCTATGGAGAGGATTGATTTTAAAAAGAAAGTAAAAGAAGTTAAGAAGATTCTAAAAAGCGATACTCCTCCTGAGAGATGTTATGAAGATGTACCTGATGGTAAGAGCGGTAACAGAAAGTTAGCTGCCGGTTGTGCTTACTGTGATTTCAAAGTTGAATGTTGGAAAAATGCCAACGATGGAATAGGACTACGTAAATTTAAATATGCTAACGGTTCTCGCTTCTTTACTCACGTAGCTAAACGTCCTCATCCAGAGATAGAAGAGGAAGAAGTTACTTATGTATCGCAGTAAAGCAGAAGAACATTTTGCCAAATATCTTACTTATACTAAAATAGATTTCACCTATGAAGAATTTAAAATCTCTTACCAAGTATCTCATAACTATAAACCAGATTTTTATTTTAAAAAGTATAACTTCTTTGTAGAATACAAGGGCTACTTTAAACCTGCCGATAGAAGGAAACATCTTCTTATCAAACAACAACATCCTAAATTAGATATTAGATTTGTTTTTCAAAATGCTACCAATAAATTAAATAAAAATTCTAGCACTACATACGCTGCTTGGTGTGATAAGCATGACTTTAAATGGTCACAGACAGAAGTTCCACAACGATGGCTATCAAACAGCAAAAAATAAAAACAACAATCTATACCTACCAACAACATACTCTCTTTGACAGGTTTAATTCGTTTGTTAGTAGTGAGTCTTTTGCTTCTGTATCAACTCAAACAGAGAATGGAAAGACAGAACCACCTAAAAGTCCTGAACGGTTATTGTTTTTAGCTGTAGTGTACCAAGCTTTACTTGACGCTACTAAGAAAAAAAATAATTATGATTCCGATGAAGTTAAAACACATAGATCAGAATCAATAAGGTGGTTTACTCAAGACTATGGAACAGTAGCTAGAGACTTTGAAGATATATGTTTGTTAGCTGGAATTAATCCAGAACAAACAAGAGGATTTGTAAAAAAGATTTTTAAAAAAGAAATTAAATTTACACGTAAACGAATTAATGTTTTAATCAATTCAACATCTATCCGATAGGAGATAAATAAAAAATGTATGGTCCTCAAATTCCAGCGTGTGATGACCTTCACGCTACTAAGTATCGGTTACCTAATGAAAGTTTTGAAGCAGCCGCTAAAAGAAATGCCGCTGCTATGTGTGATGATGATGAGCATAGATCAGAGATTAAAGATATCTTTCTAAATCAAAGGTTTATGCCAGCCGGTAGAGTTCAATCAGCAATGGGAAGTCCTAGAAATGTTACAGCGTACAATTGTTTTGTGTCAGGAACTATTGAAGACAGTATGGAATCGATCATGTCAAGGGCTACGCAAGCTGCTGAAACTATGCGTAGAGGCGGCGGTATCGGTTATGATTTTAGCAACATTCGTCCTAGGGGCGACAGGATTGTTAGCCTTGATAGCTCCGCTAGTGGGCCTGTATCTTTTATGCATATTTATGACGCTGTTTGCAGAACGATTGTCTCAGCAGGACATAGACGAGGAGCGATGATGGGAGTACTACGTGTAGACCATCCTGATATTGAGGAGTTTATACGTGCAAAACAAAACGATGATCAGTTAACCAACTTCAACATCTCTATCGGAGTAACTGATGAGTTTATGGAATGCGTTGTAAAAGAAAAGGAATTCCTTTTAAGATTTAAAGATAAGGTTTATAAGGAGATAGATGCCGTTTCCCTTTGGGATGAAATCATGAGAGCTAATTGGGATTGGGCAGAACCAGGAGTTCTTTTTATAGATCGTATCAATGCAGACAATCCTCTTTGGTATTGTGAAACGATAGAAGCTACCAATCCCTGTGGTGAACAACCTCTTCCTCCCTTTGGTGCTTGCTTACTTGGTAGTTTTAATCTAGTTAAATATATTACCTTTCACCCCGGTCCTGGTAATGGATTTTTCCATCTGGAAAGATTTAAAGAAGATATCCCTCACGTTGTCAGAGCTATGGATAATGTAGTGGATAGAACTAACTACCCTCTGAAGGAACAGGAGGTTGAAGCTCATAACAAACGTAGGATGGGGTTAGGGATAACAGGGTTAGCCAACTGTCTCACTCTTATTGGTCTTAGTTATAATTCTGCTGACGCTATTAAGTTCAGTCGTAAAATTGTAAGGACTTTATGTTACACTGCTATCGAAGCCAGTTCAGATTTAGCACTTGAAAAAGGATCGTTTCCCTTATATGATAAGGAGAAATATTTAGAGAGTGGGTTTGCTAAGAAACTTCCTTCAGATCTAACTGATAAGATATCAAAGCAAGGTATGCGTAACAGTCACCTAACTAGCATAGCTCCTACAGGAACCATAAGTTTTACGGCAGATAATATTAGTAGTGGTATCGAACCTGTATTCTCTCATGAAATAGATCGTACTCTTATTACGGAAGAAGGACCAATTATAGTTAAGCTGCAAGATTATGTTTATAAGTATTATGATAAATCATCAGAGGTTACAGAAGATCTAACCATCGATGATCATATTAATATGCAGATAGCTGTACAACCCTATATCGATAGTGCTGTATCCAAGACGATAAACGTAGGAGATAGTGTTAAGTTTGATGAGTTTAAAAATGTGTATCTACGTGGATGGAAAGGAAAATTAAAAGGAGTGACTACCTTTAGATTAAATGGTAAAAGATATGGCATTCTTAACAAGAGTAGTGAAGGGACAGCTTGCTTCTTTGATCCTAACACTGGCGAAAAGGAATGTGCTTAAAGATGGTAATTGATAGTAGAGTACTTTGGGATAGACTTGTTATGAATGCTATTAACAAGTATGAGTATGATGCTATTGGTTATGATAACTTTCTTTATAGAATGTGTAAGCTTGGATTTAATGAAAAAGATATAGAAGATCTAGTCGAGGAGTATGAAGAATGAAGATGCTTACGATAGGGTCTACTAACAAAGGTAGGAACTGTTGTCCTCCTTGCGACTACGAAGCAATTGGTAAGCCTATAATTAAAAGAAAAGATAAACTAAATTTTATAAAGTATACCAATGAAATAGGTTATGTGATAGACTATATAACATAGGAGATGATGATGATGATGACACCATATGATGAAGATACAGAAATGCTACAAGATATAGAACTTAGAATTCATAAAACTTTGTATGATATAGGAGAAGAGTATGAAGAAAAATCTTCTTTAGCTATTCCTGCTGTTCTTCTTAAACTTACTCTTCAAATTTATAAAACTCTTATGACTAATGAAGAGGATGTATCTAAAATTGTAATGAGTTCGTTATCTACTCTTGACGATCTTCCTAAACTTGGAGAACAGGAGACTATACATTGAGTGATAACCAATATTATGATAGAGATCATAATTCTATGTACCATGCAGATAGAAGCTGGGGTAAGTATAGTATTATGTGGTGCCGACCTGATTGCAAAGTAAAGCATCTTACTGTTAATCCTAAAACTGGTATGAGTTTCCAAAGACATTTCAAACGTCAAGAGCTTTGGTTTGTACAGGAAGGAGAGATAGAAGTCAGGTGGTCCTTTAGATCTGAAGCTGAACCGGAAAGGAATTATAATAAAAGACTTTTAAAAAAGTTTGATTGGTATTATGTTCCACTTCAAGAATGGCATCAGATTATTAATTTAACTGATGAGCAAGCTCACATAATAGAAATACAATTTGGACAAGAATGTATAGAGGATGATATCGAAAGACTTTCTTATTATGATGAACTCAAGTAGGAGAAAGAAAGGATGGATTACGATAGCTATCGAGAACTAATGGATGAAGCAGACAAATTAAAAGATGATCCTGTTAATTGTCCTTCTCATTATAACAAACATAATATAGAATGTATCAAAGCTATCGAAGCGAGTATGTCTGATGAAGAATTCCAAGGATATCTAAAGGGAAATGTTATTAAATATCTTTGGAGATATAAGTATAAGGGTAATCCTGTACAAGATCTAGGAAAAGCCCAGTTTTATTTGAAGAAACTACTAGAAAAAAGCGAAACCTCTCTGTAGGCCATTTTAAAGCCCGTGGAGAGGTTTCTCTTGTTTTCCGGTAGTACCCTAGTACAGGGGGGTACTCATGCCTACTCACTGCTCACCCTAGAGGGTCATTTCTGTGCCTTCATCACCTTAGACATAGCCCTACTCCCAAACCAGAAGGTGAGGACAGCCGCGAGTAGTCCTTGGGTATTTTCATTCCAAATTTCATCGATCAAAGCAGGTTCGACCAGATTAAATATAACAGATGCCTCGACTCCGACAAACATAAGGAAGAAGAAATAAGTTATTACAGGTCGAACTGAAGCACGTAATGTAGATATGAAACTACTTTCTGTTTTTAAACTGGCATCGTGTTTATATAGAGATTTAAGTTCTTGTATCTCTGCTTTTAGATCTACCTCTTTTAATTTATTTTCAGATAGAACATTAGCATACTTTGCTTTTGCTTCATATAATTCTAATTCAAATTGATGGTCTTGTTTCTTACGGAAGTACCCAACGATCTCAGGCACCACACCAGAAGCAAAACCTAATATAGATCCTAATAGTGATATCATTTTTTTTAATCTATCTCCTGCATTGTCCCATCGTTAGGGTCATTAAATATTTTTAATATCTCCTGTTGGAAGGAAGCCAACGCCGTGTATAAAAGAGTTATAGGAATATCTCCCATGATCCAGTTATCGGTATGCCCCTCACTTGAAAAGGAAATAACAAATACTCCGTTGACGCTAGTATCATCACGTATCTTCTCTTGAATCTTATCTAAAGATCCAAGAACACATTTATGCATCTCCTTCTCAGAAATATTTTTCTTTTTTAATTCCTTTAGTTCTTTATCTATATCTATATCAGGATGGAACTTGATAACATTCTCAAGATCATTACCCTTATCTTTATCTTTTGCCATGACCTAATATTTATCCTCGAATTGGGGAAGGTATTCATAGCTGGAAGCTTCAAAGATTGTCGGCACCATGCCTCCTCCATATACATATAGATCCATATCGGTATTCTCTTTTTCTAATAACCTTTCAAAGTCTTGAGCCAAAGCTAGTAGTTCTCCAGTAGTCCAAAAGATTTTCTCTTCATTTGTTTTCTTATTAAGAACACCAGTTTTAATCCATTTCTTTTTACCATATAGATCTGCTTCGTCCTTATCCTCTGGCTCTCCCTTCATTGCACAATCCATAGCAAAGATATGAAACTTTCTAAAGCCTATCGTATGCATGATACCTATGCTACGCATGGCAGAACAGGTTCCTCCTGTTATCAGTTCTTGATTCTCAAGTTCCGGTATCTCAAGTAAAGCTCCAGTAAAAGCGTGCCAGCCTACTATCTGTGCTTTCTTTTTATGAAGATGTCTCGTTACTTCTACGTTTGTCATACTTGCTATGAAGTAACGGATGTCAGGATGAGGATTTTTTAATAAGTCTTTACGTACTATACCATGAGTAGATACCCCATCAAAAGGACGAGGGTCTAATATAACACAACCCCAAGGAATGATGCCATTCTCTATAAGGATATTGTGAGAATGTTTAACACAGATTACCTTTCCTCCTGCATCTTGAAGCTCTCTTATCTTATCAAAAGTATCTTCAAGGGAAGGACCGGCTGATACAATGATAGCTGATCCATCATGCCAATGGCATCTCTCTACTATCTTACCATCGAAGAGCTTCATGTTTTCGGTAACATTATCTTGGATGTTGTCCGGTGGTACACAGTCACGAGGAGCTACTTGAATAGGTAGACGATTGAAGTCTGGAGGATTAGGAAGATCATCATCGTTAACAACCACAGCAAGATTAACAATCCCTCCTCCGACAACCTTATCGTGTGATCCTACTATAAGTCTACGTTGATTACCTACTCTCTTGGTTCCTCCCAACAGTTCACTGAAGATATGGTTTACTCCATGAAACTTTCGTTCAGGTAGCTTACCCTTTTCATCTTCCGTATAGTAATCATCCATCACGACAACAGGAAGATCCTTACAGAATTCATAGTCACTTAGGACAGTTTCCTTTGAATGACCACCGTCTATAAAAACAAAATCAGGATGTATATTATGAACATTACATTTAGCCTTATCGTTTAATACTTTTAATCTTTCTTTTGAATCTCCCTTCATAAGATAAAAGGTTAATTCTTTATTCTGATTTTTATATTCTTCTGCCAAAGCCTGTAGCCGTAGGTTGACTGATGTCATTGTATAATGCTTCTTGATGTTGAATTCTCTTTTATCCGTATCATCAGTAGCATCTTCAAACAGATCTACCCCGGTATAATGAACAACATCTGATTCATTAAAGGCTGCTTGGATCATGGCGCAAGCTGTCTCTCCATTCCAAGTACCAATCTCTAGAAGGTTCTTACGTTTGTAATGCTGAACGATACGGCATAGATCAAAGTATCTAGTTCCGTCTATGTTCTTTCCTATATACTGTCCTACACCGTACTTCTTATTCCCCTTGAGGTGAACGATGTGATGACCAAACGGACACATATCAAACGCATCCAGATTGTCACAGTCAGGAGTCATATCCAAAGCTCTCATGCCATGTACTTCATGGAGGATACGTAGCCTGTCAAAGACAAAGTTATCGGCAAAGCACTTCAGACGTAGAACTTCATCGCTGTTATAATAATTAATAAAGTCATCCATAAAGATAGGAGTGACTTCACTGTCGAGATTATATCCTATAAGAGAAGAGCAGGTAGCGTAGGCATTCTTCCTACCTAGGAAAGTTATATCATATTTGTTAGGAAATGCAGACTCCAACAGATCCATCGATACATCTTCATAAGTTATACTATCTGCATCCAACCATAACAGCCATCCAGAATTAATAAGCTTCTTCTTATGTTTTCTTTTAAGAAGTAACTGCATAGCCATATTCTGTGCATAGACTTTATGACTGAACTTGATAGCATCCTCATAGAAGTTATACATTCCATTTGGATTGGCTTTGCCGTTGAACTGCTTGTTTCTTTCTTTGAATTCCAACAGATCATCGTTGGTAAGAAGATCTATATACCTAACATTAGATGCCTTTGGTACGTCATCAGGTAGAGGATAACCATCACAGTATACCAGCAACTTTACCTTCTTAGGCCAGTGTTCTATATAGCTTTCTAAAAATTTCCTACCATACACTTCCCAGTTACTAATGGGAAAAGAAGTTACTACTGTAAATTTTTTCATGATAACAAATTATTAACGATAAAAGTTTTAGGAACAGCGTCAAGATAATCTATCCATACTTCAGAATAATCGCAGTCTCTATATTCCTCAAACCAAGGACCACCCTTTGTATAATGGATAGCCATAGGAGGAGTGTGGTCAGGCGTAACACCAGGAACAAAGTTCCATTCTTCAGGGAGTGGTCCTATATCCCTGTCAGCTACCCACTTGAACTTATGTAGGTGAGAGCCAGTGGATTGATTGACAGTTATGTGATCTAGCTTCCTTACAGAAGGATGGGATAGATTGAATAACATCAAGGAAGACCAGAGCTTCTTGTTGTATCTGGTTTGTATAACCCCGTCCATCTTATACCTTTCAGATTTCTCAGGAAGCCAGTTGAACTTAACACACATGACGGCATACTTGTCATCAGCTAAATCAAATAGATTATGTATATCTGTATTAACAACGATATCCCCATCCAGAAATAAAGCCCAACCCTCCAGATTCTGATGACGGCAGACTTCAGGTACTAGAAATCTAGTAAAGGAAAACTCTGTTGAAAAGGGTTTGTTGTCCAAGGAATCAAAGTATTGCCCACTAGCGTTTAGAAAAGACTTACGGTAGTAAAGATTTTGCTGCCTTAGATCTCTTTGATTAAGAAAGTTTACGGATAGATCGTCATCATTGTGCGTGTTGTAAAGAATACTATACTTACAAACAATCGCTCCAATTGCTTCACGATTATCCCAACCTATAAATATGTGACGGTTTTGCATAGGTCTACAGCCTATACGATAGGAAAAATTTATACAAGTATTATTTTAAAGTTTACCGGAAACCTAGAGCCTTTAATCTTTCAATAGGTAGTCCTGTTTGTACAAGTTTACTAGCTGATTGCCGTATCCCTTCTACACTACTACTTCCTAGCATTTCAATCATCATTCTTCTCTTCAATGTTCTTCTATCTATTTTAATTACATCTGATATTTTTCCAGACTCAAGAGCTTCTCTATTTACTTCTTCAAGATCTATAAATGCTTTTTCAAGATCTATCATTATCTCATGGTATTTAACCATCTCTCCCTTATCGTAAGCCATCTGGGCATTGACAAGATGACGAGACAAATCTCGCAGGTATTTGTCTTGAAGAGAACGTGGTCGTCTTTTCAGATACTTAGCATAGGAGACTGCTCTTCTTCTATCCGATATTCCTTTAGGAGTAAAGCCAAGAGTACGTATTATATTATCCCAATAACTTACTTCTTTTCCTGGCATTAATACTCTACCTTGAGTAGTTCTTATTGGAATTGATTTATCAAATAGACTTGTACCGCCTTCAACTGCATATCTAAATCCTAGAGGAACGGCAGAAGTAAGGAACATAGGAATGTTATCTGTCTTCCAACCTTCCTTTGCTCTGGTAATAGAATCCCAAAGTAAGCTACCGAAAGGTCCGGTTGTTACTTTTAAATCTCCCATCAATAAATCAAATGGAATCATTTCTCCAGTCCCTATACGTCGGGATAGATCAACTCCAGTCAATTCACTAAAAGTCCCACGCATAAACATATTGATAATAGTGGGATTGAATTCTGCATCTGCTAATATTTCACGAGTAGCCGCTTCTAGATCCCATTCGTAATCATCCCAAACCTGTGATGTTAATTTAGCTATAGCTTGTCTCAGGTTGTCCATGAACGGTAATCCCATCATACCGCCAAAGAACATCATGGATAACATTAAACCTGATATCATCAAAGCTCCGGTACGTTTATCTACCTTCATGACTTGACCTAAGATATGAGCATACATCCCTACGTACTGCATCTGAAAGGCCATAAACTGGGTAGCTACACTTCCCCAAGCGTTTCGGAATAGTTGTGGTCTGTTCTCCTTACTAATTTGAAACTGTGTTTTATATACTGTCATTCTAGCAGCTTCATGCGGAGTCATTTCTGCTTGAGCAGATATACCCGTAGTCTTAGCAAACTTTGCAAACTTAGCTAAGTTTCCAGGTCGTTTAGCTAATCTAAAAGCTGCTAGAGCAGAAGAGATACGGTTAATCTGTTCTGCCGCACCAAACAAGAATGCCGATCCATCCATAATATAAGCAAATATATCTCCTACCTTTGGATTGGCAAAAGCACTAACTTCTCCTACTGCTCTTTTATATCTAGCTCCAAGATCTATGTTAACCACAGGTTGAGTAACACCTCTACTATAGTATTCTCTTAACATCTCCCACTCTTCTTGAGTTAGAAAACTACTATATTGAGATGGTAAATCTTTTTCATCAAATCTAAATCCATAAGTATCCAGTCTTCCTATGAATTTAAACATTCGATAAGCATCAGCTATACCTTTTAGAACTTCTTTAGTAACAGAACCTGATTGTTTAAATCCAACGATACCTTTTAAAAACGGCATCGTAGTAACAAAAGGCTGGCTGGAGTTAACAACAGGAGATGAAAGGTTATATCCAAGAGCATAAACAAAAGCCATAGATCTAAGTTGTGATGCCGGTTCATTAGGATTATTGATATCATCAAGAAGTCTTTGAGCTATATCCGCTACCTGTGGATTTCTAGCTCTTATCCTGGTTATACTCGCTGTTAAAGGATGCCAGTATTCTAGATTAGCAGCGGTATCAGCCCCTGTCCTGATGTAATCACTCATCGTAGCAGATAGATAATTTATTCTATTATTAGGAGTATAATAACCACCAACCAATTGCTGACTTCTTTGTTTTAAATATTTATTAAAACCTTCAGAAGTAATTTGATTTTCTAAATCTGTTATAAAAGCTTGAACTGCTTGTGCTGATTTCTCCCCATAAGCAGGATTATTTAATCCATATCCTAGAGTATCTGCAAAAGCTTCGATTAAATTAATATCCTTTTGATCTAGTTGTTTCTTAATTGGATCAAGAGTTCTTTGTACTACATTTCCTACAATCCATTTTTCTTTATCCCAATAAATTCCCTTTAATTCTTTATGCCTTTTTTCTAACCTTCTTCGTTGAGCCGTATCGGATAAAGGTTTTACTATATTAGTAAAGGTATCGAAGAATGTAGGATTACTGGTTTCAAAAGAAACAAGTTTTTTTGTATCCTTTTCTTTTATCGTAAAGAAATAATCTCCTAATCTTAGACGAGGAACATAGAAGGGATGCTGTTGTAAAGTTGTAAACTGATCATTTATTATTTTAATAGCATTGAGTTGAGCTAGAACATTTCTTACTCTATTCCTAAAGATTACATTAGCAGGTTTACCATCTGCTTTAGTTGCCGTATACATTGGACTCTTTGTTAATTCATGAATATCGTTAAACAAATCTGACCTGGGAGTAACACTGCTGATATCAAGATCTAAAGTTGTAAAATCTACTATAGGTACTTCTATCTTTTTACCTTTTTCATCCTTTACAGTTTTTGTAGGAACAGTTTCCCCATCTTTTATAGGAAGACTTTCTACAATCTCTTCTATATAGGTTTCAACAGATTGTGCTATTTTTTGTTTAGTATCATAAGTACTATCTTCTGGAGCAAAGGATGTGCTTACGAATTCATCCCCTTCCATTCTACGTTCATCGGAAGGAAGGTTATCCGATAATGGAAACTTCTGAAGAAGGTGACGAGCCAGAGCAATAGTTAGATCATCGTATACTCTGCGAAATGTTTTTTGAGTATCTTTAAATTTTTCTACATTTTCTTCATTTAAAGTAATTACTTCTCCCTTACTGAATCCACTTTGTTTTAGAAAATTATCATAAAGATCCACATCTATTACCGGTTCTGTATATTCATTTCCCTCCTTATCTCTTACAGTTTTTTCTGGAACTTCAACAGGAATAGTTATAGATAACCCTCCATCAGGAAGTTCTTTTACATCTTCATTAGTTAGTACCTGAGAAAATTTATTAGCAAAAGCATCTAGAGCTACTGAAGCTTTACTTAAAATTTCATTATCTTTTGTAGAGGTATTTCTATAAAACTTATCTACTAATTTAAACCACAACTGTTGTTTCTGTTCTCGACTTTCTCTACGAGATTGAAGCATATTATAAAAAGGCCCATAAAGAGTAGGCCATTTTTCAGCCATTCTATTTGGATGAAATACCACTAGACTATTAGCCCAAGTTCCTTCCATCATCTTCAGAAGACTATCCCCTTCTCTTTGTTTTATAGCTTCCTTTTCATGTTTCTCCAATTCTTCGGTAGTAGTAGAACTAATAGCTGTATTAAGAATTTGATTTATTTCTGGCTGCTTATTCAAATAAGCCGCACCCATTGTTTTTTCATCCAGATCTATATCAGGAGAAGGGGTAACTATCCTGCTTATTTTTTGAGATATCGAAATATAATCTTCATTAAATTTAGTAGACAGAGGATCTGAAATAGGTCTGTCTATCAATTTAAAATCTTTAAACTTTTCTTTTTGATCATGGGGAATGCTATCCATAAGATAGGTTAGCATTTCATCGGACACAGTAACCGGACGGGAAACCTGTCTCTCCGTTTCCCTATCCATATCTATAACAGTAGTAATGTCGGTAGGATCATCCGGTGGAACCGGGATAAAAGAGCGTGTCTCCGATGGACGAGCAACAAATTTCTCATTGAATAAATAAGATTCGGCAAAGACGACAGCATCCTCACCGAATATATGTCTTACTTCTTCAACTATAGTACTCCATTCTCTTACAGCACTAGGACCAGTACCGTCTAAAACAGATTGTCTGGGATGTAAAGGAGGTAGAGGTTCAGCTTTTCTAAGCTCCATATATTTGATAATCTTATCTTGAGTGCTTGCTTCTTCTTCAGTTATTACCTCTTCGACAACAGTCGGTTCAGTCCACTCTGCTATTCCTCTCTCGTCTTCAAATAAATCTATCTCTTCCTTTGAAGCTTTTAAAGTATCGGCTTGTCCTTGATTTTCTTCAGATTTAAAATCCCACCATCCTCGTCCTTTTTCAGGGATGATGTGTGAAATATTATATCCTCTATAGGTATATTCTCCAGTTGCTTCTTTTACTAACTCATGAACTTCAGGAGTGGTAGCCTCATATACCTCTCTACTTACTACTTCAGTAGATGGTTCTTTTTCTATCTCATATGCAGCTTGTTCCTCTATATGTATAGCTTCTTGTTTAATTAATCTATCAACTAGTTTCTGTGCTTCATTACGAGTATTCGTAAAATCTGCCGTAAGTCCTGATGGATCAGTAATATTCCAATGATCTATTTTAGTTTCATTAGCGTTGGGAATTGCTGTAATACCCCATCCCTTATATGCATATTCATGAAAGGGATGACCGGCTGGAGTTAATCTCGTAAGCTTGTCAGTAACAGTAGGAGCAACACCTCTTAAGTCTTCAACAGTGGCAGCAGCTACTCCACTTTCTAAAACCTTGTTACTAGGAATAATTACTTCATATTCCGATGCTGTTCCTTTACCCGGTCTTAAAACTGCATTAGGAGCAACTAAAATATCTTCTTTTTTTACCGTATACTCTATAAGAGGTACTGTAGCTGTTCTATCTCCTGGCCTGTCTTCTTTAGTTGTTTTCCAAGGTAAAGAACCAACTGCTTTATAGTCTGGATTTAACGTAAAGGAAACAGGTTCTTCTCCTCGTAAATCTCCATATCTATAAACTCTTATAGTATCTGGTAAATCTTTTAACCATACCTGTGTAGCATCATAAACCTGTTTAACAGCAGAACGAAGCTGTCCTGGTGTTACAGTAGGAGCATTAGTTACTTGATAAAGAGTGTCATAACCAGCAGCCTCATCGAATACTAATTGTGAAACAATATCTGGACTGTCAGCATCAACTACCTTTCGCGCCATACCTTTAAATGGAAAAGGCTTTGATGGATGTATAAGAGGTAACTGTTGTGGAGGAAGTTCTTCAACGACCACTTCTTCTTCAACAGCGGCAACAGGAGGAGCTTCTTCAACGACCACTTCTTCTTCAACAGCGGCAACAGGAGGAGCAACGGCTTCTTCAGGCAACGTCGGTAGTGTGGGATAAGGAATCAACTCACCACTTTCTTCGTCTAGTTGTTGAGGGATTATCTCTACCTCTTTACCAAATACTCCTTTTAGATATTTTTTATAATTACCTTGATGTATTTGTTGTGGTGCTGTAGATGCTTCTAGTGCTTCCATTCTTCTTTCAATTTGATTACCATATCGACGCAGTTCAGGATCTTCAGTTGTAAAAAAATTTGACCAATAAGCAGAATTATCTGGATCAAAATCAGGAATACGTGTTTTAATTTCTTTAACTATAGCATCAAATTGTTTATTATATTGTTTTTCAGTTAATGGTTTTGCTGGTAGATTTTCTACCAATACTTCAATACGTTTAATATTTTCTGGAGGGAGTTGTTCAGTAATTTGAGTAAAGGGTATATCTAAAGTATCTACCCTTTCTCCTTTTGGTGGTCCTTCAAAAATTAATCTAAAGGTGCCGATGGCAAAAGCCATATCACTAGCTGATTCTACAGACGAACCTACATTTAATCCATCTTTAGCAATGCCTTCCAACTCTTCAGGAAGTTCTGTTGAATGAGCAGTTTCATCTAGCGAAAGAGTTTCTGGAATAACACCACCAACAAGAGAAACCTTTTGTCTTTCTTGAGCTTTCTTAGTCCAGTAGTAAACTCCTTGATATCTAAGCTCACGTTGATTTCCTGATCCATGCCAACCACCAGGGCTACCCTTTGGTCTACGGATAAGTCCTTCTTTTTCCAGATGATTGATGATCGTATCAACACTTTGCTTATTCTTTAAGCCAAAGATATTCTTGATACCTGCTTTATCAACAAGTTTATCCCCCTCTTTAATAGGCTGTCCGGTATAATTAAGAAGACGATTTACATAACGATCAGCTTGACGTACTCCTTCGACTTCAGCTTTACCTACCAGATCATCAGTAACGATATCCAGTTCTTTTTTAAGAGGAGCTTCTCGTATTCTCTTTTTTAAAGCTTCAGCATCTTGCTTTATTTTCTCTTGCCTTTGTTTTTCCTTTTCCTTTTTAAGTCCTTCTCTTTCTTTTGCTACCTTATCTTCTTCTACTCCCTCTGTCTTTTTTAGATCTTTGTGATAATCTATAAGAACTCCCAATCCTACCTGTCCACTTCCCGGTAACAGTTCACCTGCAAACTCCAAGAAGATATCCCCTGCCATAAAATCTTGATCGGCAGACAATTGAGCTAGATATTCTCCTAAAGCTCCAGCAGTAGGCTGAATACCTAAAGCTTCCACTGCTGCCGCTGCACTGGTAGGAACACGTTTTAAAGCTTTTTGAGCTTTTGTAGCAGTATCAGCAGCTTTTTTAGCCCTTCGTACTGACGTTACCAGCATCCCGGCAAAGCCCATAGAAAGGCCATCTACCAGTCCTATAGGCCAAGCACGGTCAACGGCAAAGGATTCAAACTCAGCCATCTTTTGTTCATTACCTAGAATCTGAGCAACCAATCTTTCGTTTGATAGATCACTATTATATTCTTTTCTGAGAAACTCTTCCATAGCTTCCATAACGGAATTGCCATATTCAATACCAAAGCTTCCCAACCCACTGATAGCTGCCATGAGAGGACGGCTTTTTGTTATAAGACCTGCTGCTATTCCCGTTGCTAAGACAGGAGAAAACTGCGCCATAGATTCAAAAGTTACATCCAGCACTGCATCCATAGTAGACCCAGGAGAATCAACGATAATATCCCATACTTCTCCTGCATCCTTTGCATCGTGTAGACGCACTAATGTTTCCAAGGTATCCTTATCATAAGGAACCTTTTCTAAATATCCATGAAATTTATTGAGATCTCTAGCGGCGTTTGTGGGATTATCCCAATTCAATTTTAATTGAGTAGCATTCCAAGCTTTACCAAGCTGGTAAAAACCTCTGGCAAAACTCTTAGGTAACATAGAAAGGGGATGATCGGTATCTTCGGAAGCAGCCTCTAGACCTGAATCCACATAAGGTATATAGTTATCCTCTATCCACAGAGCAGCGTTTTCATTACTGTCTGCAAATTGAGGAGGTACATCAACCTTGATTGGTTCAGTAGTATCAGGAGCTACATAATTAAATTGTACCATTATTTATACTACACCTTAGAAGCTGCCCCTGCTGGTGTTCTAGGCGCTAATCCAAGCGCATTTTCATACATCTTAGTTAATCTATCTATATCACCGTCAAGACGTTTAAGTTCTTTTTTTGCTTCTTCTTTTGCCGCTGGCTGCAAAGATTCATATTGTTTTAAATAAGCTTGTTGTTTTGCTATATAAGTTTTCAATAAGTTTTCAGCTTGCCTTAGAGATAACTTCTGGCCTTTAAAGTCAACAGAAGCAGCAGTCCGTGCTTGTTCCGCTAAAGCTCTAAGTCTAGCACTTGTTGCTCTAGTTTTCTCACCTTCTCTATGTACCTGTGCAGCAGCAGCTAAAGAATCAGCCGTGCTTCTACCAGATTTTCCAAATTCAGCAGCTAGTTCAAAGAAGGGCATAGCTGCTCCTATATCAAAGATAGGTTTAACGGTTTCTCCCGGCGCTACCAATTCTTTTCCAGGTACTTCTTTTTCTGTTACAGCTTGAGCAGCTAACATTTCTTCAAGAGGTGGCATAGAAGGACCAACATCCATTGCCGCTTTTCTTAATCTATTTCTTTCTTTTTCTTCCAACTCTGAAGGAAGATCTTGAATCATTTGTTCAGCTTCTGCTTGAGATTGTGCTTCAGCTTCCGCTTTAGCTTCCATAGCTCGTCTACTTTTGAGCCATTCTGGCCCAGCTTTTGGATCGTGTAGCACAGCTTCTCCTGCCTTTACGTTTTCAGCAATTTTTGAAATAGCAGCCGCTAGTCCTTCAGGTTTTGGAGGTGGTCCTCTCCTGTCTATAGGACTACCTCGTGTTGTTGTAGGTACTTCTTCTACAGATACATCTTCTATATCCATTGCTGTATCCATTGCTGGTACTATTGGTAACCTACTTAAAGACTGTTGTTCTACTGGTACTCTAGGCGGTACAGATCTACCTGGAGCCGGTCCTAATGGGGCTGGTCTTAACCCTAGTAGTGTTTCTACAGATTCGGAAGGAGGTTTAATTGTTGGTGTTGCTCCTATATATGAAGGTATATCTAATCCTTCTCCACTTATCATACCTGGAATTATTTCTCTTTCTCCCATACGTCTAGAAATATCAACAGCATCTTCAGTAATATCTAATCCTTCTCCTCCTGTTAGACCTGCTTCTCCAGCTATACCTGCAAGTCTTTCTCTTTCCCCCATACGTTTAGAAATATCTGCCTTTTTTAAAGCTTTCCTGTGCTTATCTAGTAATGCTGCTTGTCTACCAGAAATTCCTTCTTGCATAAGAAAAATTTTAAATTGCATATCATCCATATTTTTTAATATTTCTGCATTTACAGTTATTTTATCTCCATGTGGACCACTTGCTTCTATTCTTATAACTTCATTTCCCTGTGCATATCTCCTGGGCAGACTATCAATTAATCCACCACCGGCAACGGAAGCTTTACCAAACAAAGATTTACCAAGCCCACTGGATATACCAGCCCCAAGAGTACCAGCCGCTAGAAGTTGAGAACTAAGGCTAGGCGGCTGTTCAAAAGTCTTTTTAGTTTCATAAGTAGAAGGTTGAACAGGAAATCCTCTTACTATACCACTCAATTCCTGTAGACTTTGACGGGGATATTGCTGTTGTCTAACAAACTCTTCATAGGAAAGATCTATAGGTTGCTGTCCAATAGCTCTCTGTGTCTCTCCAGTGGCCTGTAAGGCACCAAGTCCTGCTAACCCGGCTGCTTGCCCTTGAGTTCCTAAAGCACCGTACTGAGTAGCCCCAGCCCTTGCAGCAGCCCTATCAGCTTCAAAGGCTTGCTGCCCCTGAGTATAGGCTCTTTGCAATCCCTGTTGTTCTATATCACTAAGAAGTCTTTGTTCCGCTTCTCCTCTAAGAGCTTCTTGAACCCCGAATCTGGAGCTTCCTAAAGCACCGGCTTTCATGGCAGAACTAGCTAATTGTTTTCTTTGTTCATCGGCCCTTCTTTGAGCTTCCCTTACCTGAATATCAGTAACTGCTTTTGTATAAGGAGACATATACTTTTCTTCAAAAACTCCTTCTTCCAACTCACCGAATTGAGCAGCACCTTTTTCAGCTAATCCTTCGGCAGTTTCAAAAGCACCGGCAGTAGGAGATCTAAATGTTCTTTCGCCTGTAGAAGGATCTACATCAGAATATAGATCACGCAATCCCGTAAAGGCTAATTGCTGTTCTTCAGAAATAGGAGCTAATCGTCTGTCTTCATAAGGAACGTAAGGCTGTTCATATACCTCTTCAGCAGTAGCTAAAACTTTTTCAGCATAAGGTTTGAAATATTCGGGAAGATCTGCAACTTGTCTAACAGTTGTAGTAGTTGGGGCAGGTGCAGGGTCGTCATCGTCATCCCAGTACTCATTTAAACCTGTAACAGGGTTAACAGTACTAGAACCTCCCATAGCTTTTAGAACGGCAGCTTCATACTTATTAACATGAGCTAGTTCCGTATCACCTTTTATTCCATACCCAGCCAATTCTGTATAAAGATCTTTAAACAGATCGACCTTTTGTTTAATTGTTAAATTATCCATTACTTTATTTCTTCCCATTTAAATTCTCTTTTCAAAAGTATAGCCAGTTATTCTCATGCCCCGTTTGACTAAATCTTTTTTCCATCCCTTACGCCCATTTATGATTTGAATTCTTTTACAATTATTATCCTTTGCAAATTCTTCTAGTACTGTAAAATACTCCAACCATAAATCTTTTTTTTCTCCTGCACACGTTAGTATCTCTAAAATATTATGAGGCTTTTCCTCTACCAACCTAGTAATAACAACCATGAGGATATTATCTAGGTTATCTTTCTCCCAAGCTACCCAAAGTAAATCTCTTTTTTGAATAGCTAATCTATAAAATAAATTTTCTAACGATCCTTGTTGTCTACGATTAATAATCTTTTCAAATAAAGGAGCAATCCTATTCCAGATAGAAAGTATACCATCTGGAGAAATGGCAGAAAATTCCGTTTTCATTGTTATCAAACTATATTACGTAATCCAGCCATTCTTAGAGCTTTTGGTTGTGAAGGTGTATTATGTTTGTTCAATCTAACATCCTTCATAAATGCATATAATTGTTCCGATCCTTTTTTCTGTGCTTCAGATCTAGTTTTAGCTCCAGCCTTTAAGCCTACATCCTGTACTCTTCTACTAGGAACTACAAACTCATCATTAGAAAGAGAAGCGGCTCTAACACCATCTATACTGGTTTGTATCAAATCATCAAGTCCTCCACCTGGACCTTTAACAGGACCACTGATACCGCCTCTTGCATAAGAGTCTACACCAAATATTTGAGCTAATCTACGATGACCAGAACTACTAGAACCATCTCCTACATCAGATACTACATCGGCAGGAAGAACAAAACTACCACTCTTTAGTTCTTCATTTTTATCTATCACACCACCTTTAGCTGTTTTTATAGCAACCGTTTCTTCTAACTCTCTAATATCTTGACCAGGATAATATTCTTTTATTTGTTCATTACCCCAATCTACAAATCTAGGATCTTTTCTCCAATCTGGAATATTAATTTCTGCTGCTCGTTCCTCTATCATTCTAATAGTATTTAATAGAACTTCTTGTGCTTCATCTACAACCATATTTGATGGTTCTTCCTGAACCGTTGTATCGATACCTGCACGAGTATTTAATTCTTCAGTTAATTTTTCTAAATAATCAGTAGTTATTTCTTTATTAGGATCTATCCATTGTTCTTCTTTCTCTGTTACTTTTTCTACCATCTCTCCTTCGGCAAAGGCATTTAGCAAACCACCGCTTTTAGCAGTAAGACTTACATTAGGTGGTTGGAAATCAGCAAAGGTAAATCTACGACTAAGAGGAGAACTTCTAGCTAAAGCTCGTCTTTCTTCAGGAGTTAAAGCTTTATAGGTTACTTCATCTTCAACTTCATAAGTAGGTCTTTCTGAGGCTGGGGTTAAAGTTTGAGCCGCAAATGCCGAACCTAAAGGAATACTAGCAGCACCTGCTAATCGTCCCGCACCCTTCAATCCTGCTTCACTCATAATATTTTTCCATCCTTGACCTATATCAGTCCAGGGAGTTGCACTTTTTGCTAAAGCTTCTGGAGCAGCTTCAAAAAGTTTTTCAGCAGTAGCTCCACTCGCACCAGGAAAAGCTTGAAATACTGATTTTGCTGGCAGTCCCTTTGCGGTTTTCTCTAATGATGTAAGAGATGTTCCTAATCCTTTTCCAGCAGCCCCTAAGTGAGCTAATCCAGCACCAGCATAGCCCATAAGACCACCCTTTACAGCATCAAGAATACCCCTCTTTTCACCTGCTAAACCATATTGTGCAGCGGCTGCAAGTCCTGTACCTAACCAAGGCTGTCCATAAGCTCCTCCTACCAAGCCTACTCCTAAAGGAACCAGAGATCTAGCAAAACCACCTAAACCGCCTCTTGCATATTTCTGTGCGTTGTTATTATTCATTATCCC